AGGACTACATTAGCTGATCTTTGGCTTCCGCTACCTAAAGAGTTAACAGGCAGTTCCCCGATAACCCCTAACATAGTATTTACTGCATCTAGTTTTGTCGTGAGATTTGCCATAATTCTAAAAGGTATTTGTTACCAGAGGGGGAGCAAGCTCATAAGAACCTACTCCCCCATGAGGTAACGATAGGAGGAATTTACTTAATGAGTTCGATAGCACACTCAGGACGGAGGATTCCGTGACCCATTGCATACTTAGCTACGAACAGCGTACCTTGACGCTCAATCTGATATTCCGATTCGGTAGCAAGATCAAGAAGCTTGACCGTACCAACAGCAGCCGAATGACCAACAATACCTAATGTGTTTTGGAAGTCTCCGTTGTAGCCGTTTCCAGCACCGAAGGGATCATTAACAGCAGCACCGTCACCAGTAGCAACACCAGATAGGTTAGTACTTGGAACATGATTGCTCTTGAAGATGTTAATTCCTGCAATTTGAGGAATAATACCTTGAGCAACAGAACCCTGTCCGCCTACATCAGCATTAAGTGCGCTGTTTGCTACGTTAATGCCAGTACTTGCACCACCAGTAATTAGCTTGTAGTACTCTTCGGGGCGAATAACGCAGAAACGACCATCACTAGGAACATCGTTTTCGTCTAGCTTTTGAGCGGAACTGAAGAGAGCGGTAATAAGCTCAGCACCAGTAGGATCACCAGCAGCATCCGTGTCCTCACCAGCAACATAACTAGCATCAGATAGGAACTTATCTTGACCAACGTCTAGACGATCTCCACCATTTCCTGCTGTTAGATTAGCTGCTGAACGAGCGGCTCCGATAAAGGTCTTGAGTACAGCAGTATCAAAACGATTAGCAAGAGCGTTGCCTAATTCATTTGCGTAGACACTACGAATATCATAATGATTCATAACGTCATCGATGTTAGCTAGGAAGGAAGAAGCCAACAGAACCTTATCGATGCTGATGATCTTTTCGCTTTTAGCAATGTCCGATAGGTAACCACCAGCGGTGGTCAGACCGTTAGATGCGATGCTTTCGCCAACGGTGTGGTATTGTGCAGCAGCAACGCCAGTTACAGGAAACTGTGCAGACTTACCGTCACTAATAGTGCGGATCGTGTGCAGAGGTTTCATAATGTTCTTTTCCTCAAATGTGGTAAGAATCTCACCGCTGAACTTTTTGAGGAACAACGCTTGGTTGCCGTCACCTGTTGATTTTGAGTTTAAACCAACTCTTGATGGAGTAGTGTTTGACATAATATTGTCTTTCTATGTTTTAATGTGTTTAACTATTAAGTTGTAATTTCTACCTAGCGTCTGGAAGTTATCCACCTCAATGGGCTTCTACTACTCAATGTATAATTACGATCAAAAAAAATAAAAACCCCCCACCAAGGAGAAAGAAAGCAAAACCTTGATGAGGGGCATGATAGGTAATACCAAACCAATAATACTAACTAAAAATCTTCATATAGTAGGACTATTCTTCTTCGGGTTCTAAAGCACCCATGTGATGTCCTTCGGGATATTCAACCTTATTTGCTGATAACTCCCACTCCTTTCCGTTCCAAAAATATACTTTACCCTTTACCTTTGGTCCTACTCTTAGAATCTGACTGTGAGAGTCCACGAAGACTACCCTCGTGTTCCCGCATCCGCTCAAGAAAACGCTCGCGATCAGGACTGATAGGAGCATCTTTAGCTTTGACTGGTTTTTTAACTTCACGGATTACGTTTTTAAATAGTGCATTAAATAAACTTTGTAGGATAGCTATAACTATCTTCACTTTTCTTTAGCTTTACCTACGTTTATTGCGAGTGTATCGATTAATGCGTATAGTTTTTTAACGATGCCATCATCTTTTGGGGTAGGAGTTAGAGCGGCTACTGCTGAAGCTAATGCCACTGCCGATGTGAGGATGAGGACGATGCCTTCCCAATTTGATTGTACGAATTGCATAATATTTAAAAGTTACTTACTTTGAGCCTTCTGTCAACCTCTGCATGATATGCTTTGTCTCCTGATTTATAACGTGAATCACTCATAGCTGCTCTTACAGCTTGCATATCTGCGAAAGGAGTTACACCAGCACCGCTAGTATTGCCCATAGTAAGGTTAGGTTGCGATGTTCCTGATTTATAACGAGCATACAGACCACTAACTGCCATTTTAGCAGCATTAATATCCAGTCCTTCTACTACGTTGTTGTAAGCTTCTAGCTCGTTTGGTTGTAAGTTTTGTACTGCCCACTCTCCCATCTGTTCGTACTCACCATTAGCCGCCCCTTTAATTTCTGTTGTTCGTTGAGTGGTAAGAGCTTGTTGACCAGCAATATAACTATTAACAATATCTTCACTAATCCCAAACTCAGCTAATGTTTCGTATGTTTCTTTAGAAAGTTCACCTTTTCCATGAAACTCTTCGGAGGCATATGTAAGAACTTCAGACGTATTAGCTTCTACAGTTTCTTCACCGTTTTCGTTGGTAGTAGTTTCTTCTTTACCCTTAGATAATTTAGTTTCTAGTTCCTGATACGAATTAACGAGGTCTTCAATACTGTTAAATTTATCAGGTAATCCATCAGGACGTTCACCTTGACCAAGCTTTAATGAGTTATCTTCTGACTCTTGCTCCTCTGCTACTTCCCCTTCTTCTTGGGAGTCTGTAGCAATATGCTCTGGTTGCGGTTGTTCCTCTACTGTTTCGGAAGCTGGTTCAATCTCCCCTTGTGTAGGTTCATTAATTTCTACTGTAGTTAGTTCTGCCATCGTTATTCCTCAGTTGGTTCGGGAGACTCTTGCTGGGCAAGTGCCTGTTGACTCATTGCATTAATAGCTGGTCCTCCTAATTGAGACGCTAAAGCTTGCATCTGAGCTTGCTGACTTGCTTGCGCTACTTCCTCCTCTGTTTTAATTAGTCCCTCAGTTTCTATACCAAGAGAAGTCGCTCGTCTAGTAAAATAATCACTAACATTAAGATATTGTTGTACTGCTTCTGGGCCTACAATCTGATTAGCTCCTGCTATAAACATATCTAATTTATTAAGATCGTTACCCCTACCAAGTGCTTCTACACCCGTGGTAATAGTAGGTTTAACAATGTCCTTTGGAAGCTTAGGCATCTTGTTTTTCTTCCGCATACGTGACATTAGGCGTTCAACCAGCGGCATTTGAAACTCTTGACTAAGGATACTGTACAGTCCACCGAGAGCAGTCTCTAGTTCCTGACTAAGCATACGTATCTCTTCAGCAGTTACTCGTTCAGCTTGTCTAACTACACTACTGTTAAGTAGGAATGCGTTGCTTAGTCGCTCCTGTATTGCTCTCATTGTTTCTTGAGCTACACGGAAGTCATTAAACTTCTGCAACTGTAATACACTAATGTCTCCAGCATTTCCTTGAACGATTGCTCCGTTAGCACTATCCGATA